GCTGTTTCGCTGGCAGGGGAAAAGGTACGCAGATACAGGGTCCCATAATGGGCTACATACAGCCCAGCTGCATACCGCCAACCGTCTAGCCATTTATCCGGCTGGATAGATGTGTTTGCTCGGCTGATAAACTGATTCAGCATCGTTTCCGGCAGGAGGGATTCTCCATCAGCTGTAAAAAACTGCGGGAAGTCCTGCTGGAACATTTCCGCTGTATAATTGCCTACCGCATGCCCGATATTAGATGCAGCGGCTTTGATACCAAAAAACTGTGGTTTCATACAGAACATCCCGCATCACCTCATTTCTTCTTTCTCTCAGTTTTTTCTGTTTCTTCGGATTTTTCAGCAGCTTCCTGTTCTGCCTTTTCTGCTTCAGCGGCAGCTTTGGCTTTTTCTCTGGCTTCCTGTTCTGCCTTTTTCGCTTCTGCATCTGCCTGTTCCAGAGCATTGTCCTTTGTGATGGAAGAAACTGCAATCTTCCCGTCTTTTACCAGTTCTTTGAAATATTTTGTTTTTGTCACCCAATCAGGCACAGAGCCGATGTAATCTTTGGGGATCGGATATGCCTGTCTGCCATTAGAGCTAGGGATGATGATGTTTCGTTTTGAAATGATAACTGTTGCCATCTTTCATACCTCCTTATTCGTTGCCGCCAATGCCGTCCCAATATGTCACGGTGTTAGGATACATCATTTTGATTTCGGAAATATTCGCCATATACGCGGTGTCATAGCACACATGCGCCACATTGGGCTGTGTCATGATTCTGTTCAGGGGAACCAGCTCATCCAGACCAATAAAGCGTTCATGGTTCACATAAACGACCATTCTGTCTTTGCTTCCAGTACCTGCGCCTTTGCACCACGCAGTTGCACCGATATACAGCTGACCTTTGCCGTCTTTGTTGACAATATTGTTTTCCAGCAGATAGTCCAAAATGCTTTTGGTTGCCAGTTCAGAAACCTTGGTATTTACCAGATACAGATACTGTTCATAAGGTACCAAAATGTGGTTGGGAATAGCTGCGCTGTCATAACCAGCCGCCGCCCAAGTGGCAGAAATGGCAGTATTGATGTCCAGCAGGATTTCGTCAGGTGTTTTGTCCTTCCAGTTGGTTGTGCCTTTCGCACCATCTGCCACAGTGGTTTCTGTCACGTCAGGATGATTTACCAGACCGTATGTGCCATACTGCGCAAAACCAGCATAGACGTTCTCGTCCATATGTTTGTCATAGCTCAGGCGGACACCCTCCTGAAGCAGCTGATCCAGACTTCTGCCAATGTAGCTAGATTTCTGCATATCCACAAACATGATACGCAGTGCCACAGAATATACATGCGCCTTAAACAGCCCTTTGTCCAGAGAAGCCTGTACAATAGGAATACCGTTTGCGCCACCCGCTGTGATAGGGCTGTCACCACTACCACCTGTTACACCATATTGCACAGACAAGGCAGAGGCAAAATCTACCCAACCGCCGCCTGTTTCGATAGGTACATCTCTAGGATATGTCACACTGGTCAGAGGCTGCCGGATGATTGGATCTCTTTTTTCCAGTTCAGAAGTCAAAAACGCATTGCCGGAAGCAATCCCTGCTGCGTCCATTACAGGCATACCCACTGGCTGTGTCTGTTTGGGAGTAATGATACCACCGTCAAAGACACCCATATTGTTATAACTCATATCGTTCCCTCCTTACGCATTGTTCATAGTCAGGATGCGCAGTTCTGCAATACCATTGGCATCTGCAGGACCTGCCCACTGACAGTTGGTCAATTCTACTACTTTGCCGCTGTCGTCTTCTGCCTCGAATCCACCAACCTTAGCAGTAGAGAAGCTGCTATTTTCTGTTGTACGGACATAAACTTTACCGCCCAGCTTTGCAGTACCTCTCTGGCAGAAAACATTGATGCTGCCTCTCTGGAATACAGGTACCGCTTCTGCGGGTGCGTATTCACCCTGCCCCTGATTCAGATAGTTCAGAGAGCTTTTCACCTCTCTGGCAGCAATGCCCACAAACTTATCCGCTGTGGAAGACGCCCCCATCTGTACCACTGTCACACCGTCAGCGGCATATTCCAGTGGTGCGCCGAAAGGAATATTTGTGCTTCCTCCTGCGGGTCTTGTGTTGATAATCATATCAGGCTGTCTGGCATAAGAACCAGCCTGACCATTCGGCATACCAGTGCCGATTACCTGTGTATTCAGTCCCATATCTTTCACACTCCTTTTTTAATTCTGTAAATAACCAGCTGCTCGCAATTTTTCCAGAAGACCGTTAAAATCCTCCTGAGTAGGTGCCGCAGCAATATTGGCAATAGCAGGCATCTGCTTTACTCCTCCCAAAGCCTCTGGTGTGGCAGCCGGAAGGGTATAAGAAGGTCCTGCCGGTCCTTGTGGACCTGCTGGTCCGGGTTCACCCTGAGGACCTTGTGCCCCAGTTTCCCCTTTTTCACCCGCTGGTCCCTGTGGACCCGTTTCTCCTTTTGGTCCGGCTGGTCCCATAGGACCTTGTGGTCCTGCTGCGCCTTCTGTTGGTCCGATATATGCGATTCTTAATTCAGCAATGCCGTTTTCATCGGCAGAACCATTCCACTGGGCATTCACCAGCTGGATAGTATTTTCCCCATCTTCTGTAGCTTCCAGACCGCCAACCATAGCATCTGCAAATAACGGATTTTCTGCCACTCTGACATATACTTTGCCATCAATGACAGGGGTTCCCCTTTGGCACAGCACATTGATGCTCCCACGCTGGAATACAGACACAGCGTCTTCCAGGAAATAAGCTCCTGTACTCTGTGCCAGATAGTCTACTGCAGTTTTGACTTCGCGCCCAGCAATCCCAATGAACTGATTGGCTGTGTCCCCTGCTCCCATTGGCAAGACTGCACCATTCTCTCCACGTTTTAGCGCTGTACCAAACAGGATTGGCGTTTCTCCGCCCAAAGGCGCAGTATTGACGATCATATCAGGCTGTCTGGAAAAAGAACCAGCAAAACCATACTGCATGCTTTTTCCAATGGATTGTGTTTGTAAACCCATACGCTCACCGCCTTATTTGTTTAAGTGTGGATTGAATTTGGCATAAGCTTCCTTCTGCTCTGCGCAAATGGTACTCATGTCTTTACGCTGGCTGGATGCTTTCTTTGCGCTGTCCTGAGTAGCGGCAAGGATATCTGCCCCCATATTGCCGGAACGGATGGAAGACAGTACCGCATCTACGACACGGG